ACTCCTGTAGCCGTCTGAATGCCGCTAGATTCATTGAAAACAAAATACCCATTGGAGAATCCAATCTTATACCCCAGCTGGCTTAAAAGGGCATTTATGCCACTTATGCGGGTATCCGTGTTGAGTTGCGGATTGATTTCTTGGTAAAACTCTTTCTCGTCCTGTCCGAATACATTCTTGACAAAGTGCGGCAATTTCATCTCATTTCGCCTGTTCTCCATACCTTGTGGCGACATGGCTGATACAGGCGTACCGCTTGGCATCAGCAGTCTATCATCTGCCAGAACAATCTTCTGAGAATTAAATATTTCTCCGGCATTACGGCTGTATGCAATGTCGAGGTCTTTTAACTCCTCGATAGCTTCGGCAAATATTGGCAAACCCAATGGTGCGTTAATATCCACGTTATTTGCCTGCGGTGTCCGCAGGCCCATCCAGTTTCTCACCGTTTGTCTTGAGAATCGGCGGCGTGTCTGCCATGAGGTCAGCCCACTTGGTCTGTTTAAGGTCAATCTTGTCTCCGATGCTTTGAGGAGATTTTGATACATAGGCTCTGTTAGAAACATAATACGGATAAGTTGTCACTCCGTCCACTGTTGTCTCAATAAACCTGTGATATTCAAGTCTTGTGTAGTATTTTCTACCAACCGTATAAGAGTCTTTGAATATAATCCCTTTGATTTCCTGATTATCGTAATCCACAATCATCACATCTGCCGGAGTAAATACGTCAAGGCTCTCCCCGTTTGGCTTAATGAACACCGTTCCGTAAGCGCATCCATATTCCACCCAGTGCCGAATCTGGAAGTACACCTTGTCAATCTGTTCCTGTAGCCATGTAGCCCTTGCGGAACCATCGATCTGAATACCGATCGCCAGTGTTGCAAGTCTGGCAGTCTCAGAACACACAGATTTAGCAAAATTAATCGTCTTGATATTATTCTTATCATCTAACCATTCCGGCACTCCCCTGTAAATGTTCGCGCACCGGTTAATCAGTGATTCCATCTCTGGAAATTCTGCTGCCTGGATGTTAAAGTCCTCTTCGGCTTGTTTTTTGAATATCATGTTAAACCACCTTTTTAGTGTTGTTATAAGTCCCATTTAATCACCTGAATTAGCTGATTTCAGCACATTTCTGATAAATTCTATGTCTTTATTAAAATTCTTTATATCTTCGTCCTGTATCTCTGCCGGTTTATCATTCCACAATTCTCTTCCAGCTCTTTGCCCTTGGAAGAACTGGAATTTGTCCAGAATTTCCAAACATTTGAATATTTCTTTGCTATTCATTATGCGCTGTACCCCCTTCTGTTAAACAACGGCTCATAAGCATACCTAAGTGCCGAAATTGCATGGTCGTTTCCGTCAGGATAACCACTTATTACATTCCCCTCTTTGTCCCGATCGTACTCATATTCCGTAATTTCCTTGTATGCGTTTGGTGTCCGCTTCGGGTCAATGACTATGGTCTTTGTTTGTAAGAATTTAAAACCATACTCGATACTGCCCGGTCCCTTGATTGCTCCTCTGGCAGGAAGTCCGGCGTCCCGGAAATCATTCACGGACTTAGGCTCCGCAGAATCACATATCATCGTATAATCGTCATAGCCTTTTTTCTTAATCCAATCAGCGGTCTTGGAGTTGCTCCATTTATTTACATACAGCTCGTCAATCAGATATATCTTCTCTCTAGCAGAATCGTAATAAGTTCGGAGATAGCAGAACTGGTCCGGGTACCATCCATAATCTACGCCAGCGAAAATACGGTCCATGCGACTGATTTCTTCATCTGTAATATCTCTAATCTCCAGATATTCAAATACGTTTCCACCGTCTCCATTCGGAACACCCAGATATTCATGTTCATAGGCTTCTGGATTAATTTCTTTCAGATGTGCTGCATCGTCAATAAACTTCTGTCCGAGCCACTCCGACGGGGCTTCCAGATAACTCGAATGATGAATAACTCTTTTCGGGTTAGGTATGAGCTTAATCCTGTTTACCCAGTTTGATTTTGATTTTGGTGGGTTATATGATGAAAAATCATATGATTCATCGCCACCACGAAGCACTGACTGATTAACAGAACGTTCCTGAGCATCTCCCTTCATTTGATCTTTTTCTTCCTTCCAGAGGATTCCGATATATCCAAATTCCGGCTTAATGGATTTCAGTTTGGTTTCATCGTCCAGACCACGGAAGTATATTGTCTGTCCAGTCTTTATATACTTGATCTCAAGTGGCGAAACCTTGCATTCAAATTCTTCCATCAGTCCCAGTTCGTTGATAGCCCATTTCATGTTAGCGTATACAGAATCTTTCAGAGTACCGGCCACCTGTCTTGTAATGCAGGCGTGCATCTGAGGATTATTCTTGATAAGCTCAACAATCTTAAAAGCTACGAATGAGGATTTTAGACCACCTCGACCGCCCTCGAATACATATTCAATATTGGGCTTAATCTGTCGGTTAATGTCCACGAATGCCTTACCAAGTACTCTGGCAGGAAGTTCATATTTGCTTTCGTCTGATTTTGATACAGCTACCAACTGTTCCCATTTGTCTACTGCCTGCATATTTCCTTTGATAGCTTTATCGTATACAGCAGCTACAATACAAGCATTGTTGTTTGCATCCTCATCAGATATTCCCATCTTTGTGAGCTTCTTCTTTGCGACAGTCGGGGCGGGATTCTCAGCTATCATTTTTGCTAATTCAGAAAGGGTCTTTTTTTGACGGCGTACTTCTCCCGACTTAATACCGCCTTTTTTAGTTATTTCTCGGAGTTCGCTCGGAGTTCGTTCAGAATTCGGTATTAAATTTTTCTCATTTGCCATCCTATCAACATCCAATCATATCCTTTCTGAATTCAAAAAAAATCCCCAGTATAGCAGTTATATATAAATATAATACCACACTGGGGAGATTTAGCTCTCTACCACTTTTATAAATTTTTAAGTTTTTTAAAGTCTACCAATCAGTTTGGCTAAATGATAATATTCCGCCATGACCTTGCGTTTGTATCCGTAGAAGTCATTTTCTGTCGCAGGAACCGTCCTGATCTTCTCCATTGTCCGATAGCCGATGCTGTTCACGATACTGTCATAGATTTGTGATTCAATGCCGGGTGCATATTTGATAGATACCTGTAACAGATTGTATTTATCGCTTTCACTAAGATTCCGCAAGTGACTTTGTAATGTCGGTATATCATCCGGCGGTACTCCGTAATCAATCAGTGTTGCCTTTCTTAACTTCATTTATTTCACCTTCTTCATTCAAGTTCCAGTCACATGGCATGCCTCGAAAACATTCTGGACAGTGTTCGTAGAATCCGCAGCCTTTGCAATCCGCTGGCTGTCCAGTACAATATTGCCGTAGTACGTGGTATGCTGATATAGCAAGATTTGGCGTTATGTCTGGTGTAGGTTTATTATTCATTTCTCCATCTCCTCCAACTTCTTCTCAGCATCTTCGCGGGTGAGGAATATAGATTCTCCAAAATCACATTCTCTAAAGTATGCCGCAATAAAACTATTCGTTACTTTTGCATAAATTCTGAATTGTTCTCCAGACGCATAATAAGATACGCTTGATAAAAAAGATTCATATACTTCATATTCCGCATCTCCATCATATTCATCATAACCAAACACATTAATTGGCGATGTTACCACCCAAACCGTGTCTCCAACCTTACACGGTAATCTCACAAGCAAGCCCTGTTCTTCTAAGTCTTCATAAACAGCAAGTTTCGTAAGAATTTTATCCGCAAACGGTTTTAATAATCCATCCGTAATTTCTTCTTTTGCAACTCCTGTACCATCAACATTTCTTTCTCTTTCTGTTAATCTCTCCATCTACTTCACCTCTTATCGCTTGCTTTTTATCGCTCATTTTCATCGCTTGTTTTTGTAATTTCTCTCAAGCAGGCATTCCAACCGTCGGCAAATAAGTTTTTCTGCACTTCGTAATTGCTCACGGGTGCAGTTGTACTTTTCTTCTCTGGTAACAGCTTCAATGGACACCAATCAGGTCTTGATTTGCTTTCGTAATCATAATGTTCTTCTGTTATCAGAATTTCAACGCAGTCTAAACAGTCAGCTAATTCACAATAACCCACATATTCAAGTTCGCCGCAGTATGAAGTTCCGAACGGGCAATCATAGCAATTCTCTGGTGTATCTATTACTAATACTGATTTACTCACTCGCTTCACTTCCTCTCAGCATCAGGCTTAAAGTATTATACCCCGGGCAAGTTCTGACCCCGTTTCTGGTATCTCTCAACAATACACAATATGGATATAATGCTATGACCTCATAGACGTGTTCCGTGATGTCCTCGCCACGCTGGTCGATGTATTTGAAGCACTTTCCCGGTCTAAGGAAGTACCTTGCGCATACATACGCTTTTGTTCCAAATCTTACACTTGCGCTACTCATTCAACTCCACCACCTTTCACGATTTTAATAGCATAGTCTATAGCTCTATTCCATTCCAAGTCCTCATCATTGGAAACAACACGAAACCTGTTCATAAGTGTTTCCACAACCTTGTCCACATCAAAAGCTGCCAGCTGTTCATTGACGCAATCAATAAACTCTTTCTGGTCGGAACTAATGCTTGTCCCGATCTCCCAAGTTTTAATGTATTTAATTAATTCGTCCGCATCTATTAAGCGCATTTTTTTATTCCTCCATAAATACTTTACAATGGCACTTGCAATCTCCTCGAAGATATCTTCCGCCACTTTCCATATTGACGTCACAATCATGATATTCTCCATAGATACTGCGTTTACAGTCCGTACAGTACACAGCTTGCTTAATCTCTTTGTAACATTTCTCAGACATATTTCTGATTCTTTTCAGATCATCATCTGATTTTTCTTTGATTTCCTCAGTGGTAGTAATCCCTGCTCTTAACAGTATGTTGTATGTTCTTGTTGTTATTGCTAAGCCTAATTCGTCAATTTTCATATTCTTCGCACTCCTCCGCATATTCATAGCTGTCCATATCATCGCATCTGTACTGGCAAGAATCCTGTTTGGTACAGCAAATACAGCACTCTGTTTCGTCATCCGGGCAGTATAATTTACAATATCCCATTAATCCAGTCACCTTCCTTTTCGAAGTAAATGTATCTGCTGTTTTTCTTGACCGGCTCAGAAGTATTAATGCGATACTTTAACTTAAGGCAAGCCTTCCAAGACTTTAAATCTTTCAATCTGACCTTGAATCTGGTGTATATTTTGCCGTCTTTTTTGAAAATTGACATTTCCATGCTTAATCCTCCTTATATGGTTCTGGAAGTGGCTTCCATGCCGTGACGCCTTCACAGTTTAAATGCCACGAACCGTCTATACAATACCCAGTACGAACGAATGTCGTTCCCCTTCTGGTCTTGCATGATACAAGAACCGTCGTATCACCTTCCGGCAGTCTCTCACTGACCGAAATCCAACCATTTTCTTTCTCACCATCTATATTTTCGATGAAATCCATAATTTTAAGCCCGAACTCATATACAGTTCCCTCGAAAGGTCTTCCGTAAGGATTTATTGTTCTTTTTATGTAATTGTAAATTTTACTTTTGTCGCTCATGCTTCCACCTCCGAATCTTCTGGCATCTGAAAGATAGCAAATCCATCTGTTTTTTCTTTAAATTCGTGAAGATAACTTACACTGAAATTCAACATGATTTGATATTCACTATAAGCTTCCTGAATCATATCCAGTACTTTCATGGCTTTTGCTTTGGTGGAATATTCTCCGAGCAAGCAACACCATCCCATATCTCTTCTTGCGCTTATTACTCCACCCGAAACTTCGATATCGGGTAAAAATTCAAATGCAACTAAAACTTCCTTATTCTGACTTCTGATTAACATTTTTCATCCTCACTTTCTCATATAATTCAAAATATTCTTCCAATGTTTCTGGCAGTTTGATACAATCTGGCTCATAAGGTTTTGGATATACAGTATATCCGCACTTCGGGCATTTGATTTGTGGTGTAAAGTCCATGCTCCATTCCATGTTTCCACCACATTTTCTGCAACGAATGTATCTTTCTACTTTCTTTGGCTTCATTTTGAAAAATGAAGTGTAATTATTATTTTTCATTTCCATCCTCACTTTCCCCATGTGAGTAACTGACACGCTATTGTGCAGTCCTCCATGATTTCCTATCCAAATGCTACCTGTCCGTTATTCTGCATGTCTTTTTATTTCTCCTGAAAAGCTTAATTCAATTCCCAGTTCTTCCTTGATAGCCTGCACATAATCAATCCATTCAGCTAAGCCCTGGTCGATATAGTCTGAAGCTTTGTCCATGCCTGCCATGAACTTCTGGCATCTTTTCTGACCAAATCCAAATTCATCATGCAGAACAGCTATCGCCATGATCACGCAGCATTCAGATACAAGCTGCTTGATCTTCTCAGATGCTTTGTCCAGGTCCTTTCTTGCCAGGGAAGTATGTATTCCTGTTACTCCCCTGAATCTGCATTCCTTTTCGAGGGCTTCAAGGCCGCCCTCTCTGGTGATTCGTCTAGCAAGGTCAAGACCATCTTCCCTGCCACGTTCATATTCACGCATTTTGTTCATTTCTTCACCTTTCCGAACCCGTATCCTGTCGGAGCATAGGCTCTATCAGTACTTGGGTGTGCTGTTTTAAGCAACCCATCATCAATAAGCTGGTTTAAATGTCTCCAGATGGTAGCTCTGCTTGCGTCTACCTTCTCGCAAATCTCGCTGACCGACGGTGCATATCCAACCAGTTTAATATAACTGACGATATACATATATATTTCTTTTCTGAGAGCCTGTCCCTGTTCGTATCTATTCTTTGTGTTGTACGGCATTTTGATTCTCCTTTTCCAATTCTTTTGCCTTATTAAACATCTTGGAAAGATAATTCGAATAAGCAACAAGCATGTGATCTACAAATCCATTTTTGTTATATTTTTCAGATACAACATGGATCTGTTCAACTACCTGCTGCCAGTATTCATCTTTTGCCTCAATTCCGGCAGTCTGGAGGACCAGTGCCGGAAAGTCAATCTGTAAAAACTTTATGGTGTTCGGTATCTGCTCATGCGTCACTCTCATACTTACGCACCTTCTTCTACCTCAAAACTCTGTTCAAGAAGTCGCTCGTTATCCTTGCTAAACGCCTTTATATAGCTCTGTTTTATCGGTCTGATAAAATGTATGCCGTTAGCTGATTTAGCCCGGGAAACAGCCACATAGAACTGTCCAGGATCCCAACAGCAAGGGTCAATGTTGATTTTTTCAAATGTCTGTCCCTGTGATTTATGAATGCTGATTGCCCAGGCAAGTTTTACCGGGAACTGAGAGAAAGAGCCTACTTTCTTACGGACAATCTTCTCTTTCACGATCTTCCGACCATCCTTTTCTTGTTCGGATTCCTCAATAACCTGTTTCTCAATGTCTTTATTGTATCTATATAAGCTAACTGTTTTGCCCTTATCAGTCTTGATAACCAGATAAGATTCTTCAAATTCTCCGTTTTCCACAATTTTCTGAATGATGCCAATCGTTCCATTAACGTAGTTTCCAGACAAATCATTGACTGTAATCATCACTTTTGCACCGATGTTAAGAATTAAGTCCTCTCTGGCAAATGCAATGTTCTTAATATCGGCAGATGTTAGCTCGCCGTCAACTGCTGCATGAAACACTTTTTCGGTCTTTTATCCAACTTGCCAAGGAAAGTATTGTTAATTCTGTCAGCTTCTGCATTAGTGCCAACCAAGAACGGCGCTTCCGGTATAACTTTGTCTGATTCGTTGTTCTCCAGATATGCAATGGATTTTCTAATATTGTTGCCATATTTAATATCATTCAGCACATACTTAAATCCCTCATCATTCTGCCTGCATACCTCATCAAGTTTGATATATTCAAATCCCATTTCTTTCCAGTATTCAGACATGAAAGCATATCCATGTTCATACTTTCCACCCTTTCCATAATCAGATCCATACATCCGACAGAGAATTTTTCGATCGTCTGTCGTAATAACTGGCGGAAGCTGGTAGAAATCACCTATCACGATTAACTGAATGTCTTCTTTGTCCTCTCCGATCAGAAGTCTGTCAACTGCTCTCTCTTCATTCTCCGTGATAATTGTCTTTGCAATCATATTGAACAAATCGAACCGGCACATGCTGATTTCATCAATGATAAGAACATCTGCTTCTTTCAGAAGTTCAGCTCTGGATTTCACCTTTTTCTTATAGTCCTCAAATTTAATTGAAATATTCAATGCTCGGTGTACGGTAGTTGCCCCATATCCGATATTATCCGCTGCAATTCCAGTAGTGGCGGATACCAGAATATTTTTACCAGCTTTTTCCGCCTCATCGATGAACGTTTGGATAACCGTTGTCTTGCCTGTTCCTGCGTCACCTGTCAGAAAAACATTACTGCCAGACAGCATTGTATCTAATGCATATCTTTGCTTTTTATTGAGATCGTCTTTTTTCATTTTGTAACCACTCCTTGTAATAATTATGTTAACTGAATATTTTTGCAATATTCAGTTAATTTTGTTATAATAAATCTAATTGCATATACTTTTTAATTTTGTAACCCGTGTGTAACCGGCTTTTTTAATCCACTGGTTACGCCACAAACCCTTATTTTATGTGGGCTTCAGAGGTGTGTAACCGTGTAACCAATGTAACCAAGGTTTTTATATAGGAGAATCACTAGAGTATATGTTTTTTATACACTCTCAAACTTTCTCCTATAGGATGTTTTTTTTCGTGTTACAACGGTTACATGGTTACAAATTACGAAAACGGAACATTTGTTTCGGCATCAGCTGGCAGAAAACCAGTTTCAATAACCTCATTTTCTTGCTCGTTTTCAAGACTTTTTATATCAACAATCTTTACCGCAATAAGCCTCATTACACTTCCACCGTCTCTTTTTAGTACCGTATCTCTTTTTCCTGTGTGCTTGATTAACTCTCGATTAATCGCCCAGGCCGAAAAGGCTTTTCTGGAGAATCCATTGTTCTTCAAAAGGTTTTCAAGAGGTTTCGGATAAAAATATACATATACATCTCCATATTCATCTGGCGTTTCCTTGAATCCCCACTGATCACAGCTAAATTGCGCATCAAAGTGCTGTCCGTACACTGAGAGACTTTCAAGAATGAATTCATAGCATCTCTGACCTTCTGATACATCTTTCTTGCGTGTAGGTATGTCTACAACGTCCTCGACCGTCAGCTCACGTCCATCCTTAAATATGAAATCTGTAGCTAATTTGTCAGCCAGCAGAAGTGTAGATATTGCCATTACCTGCTTTGCTGGAAAGTCATATCCGTCAAAACCTTTCTCAATTTCGGCTTTCATTTCTTTCAGATCATCCGATGTGAACTGTTTGAGATTTCCAACGAACACTCTTCCAGCAAAGCCGTAGTTCTTCACGACAATGCCGTTAATCTCTGCTGGATTCTCGTAAATATCCTCACAACATTCAATTTCAATAATTCTGTTGATAGCTCCGCCGGAATCTGCAAATTCCGAAATAGGGTTCTCACCGTTGCAAATAGTCACATTACTCCATGTATTTTCCTTAGCTGCTCCGAGGTCCTTATTTGAACGTGCTTTTCCTTTGCCAGAACAGAGATTGTAAATCAATGTTTCGTAGTTATCCCGGATATACTGAGAAGCATTCTTCGAGTCGTCCAGAATCATCGGAAAGTTATTGAGCATATCTGCCCTTGTCTCCAATGATGTATCTGTTGAACGAAAATTCCCAACGTAGGCTCCCGGTGCCGGATTCCCCCAAACCGATGCCGCTATATTGATTGTTACCGTCTTTCCGCCTCCTGTCTGCCCATAGAAATCTACGATGAACGGTAGCGCATCAAGCGGCTGTATAAGAACACTCGCAAAAGATGCTGCCAGTGCTATTCGCGGTTCCAATCGTCCGCATGATCGTAGCTGCTTAGCCAGAGTCACCCACTTGAAGTAGTCTCCACTTTCCTGTATACTTTGGAATAGCGTTTTAAAGCGGTATTCACCGTCAAAAACGATTGAAAGGTCGTAAGGGACAAATGTATTACCATGCCACCCCAGTTTGCTTGTAGAGTGCTGTATGTCGATCATATCGGCATTGTACATTTCAACATCCGCCAGATACTTTACGAGAAGCCTTGCATTCTCTGAGTTGACCTGCACCCCGAACCTTGCAAGATTAGTTATTGCCCTGGAAGTCACAATGTCAATTTTTGGAACAGTTATTTCTGTCCAATATCCATCCCTTTTAAAAGCCACCGTGATCTGTTCCTCTCCTGTCTCGATGTTTTTTAGACGACGTATCGGCATGATCGGGTGGTGACATACAAGTTCTCTTGCCTTAGATGTTTCAGAGGAAAATATTCCGTTCTCTGTAGCTATCCAGCTACCACAAGCCATGTTAGGATATTCCTTATCAACAGAATCAGGATAAAAGTTTGTGATGTTTTCAACTAACTGCATAGAACGATTTACTTTTTCTTCTTTTTCCTTTTCCTGTTCTGCTTTCTGGAATTCCTTTATGAACTCTTCTGCTATATGCTTCGCTTTCACACTTTTTGCCCGGTCCATCAGCTTAAACTTGATTTCTGAGCGGTCAATTTTACTTTTTACTGAAAAAAGCTCTTCATACAACTGCTTTTCCATAAAGTCTTGTGCCTGTAAGTTTTCAATATTTTCAAGAATTTTTCTCACCTCCTGACTTAGCTGATAACATTTCGTATCTGCTTTTTTCTTTCTCAAGATTAAACTGGCACATATACCACTCTTCTGAATCAGGAGGGAACGTTTTTAGTGCTGTTTCGTACATAAGTATGTTCTTTTCTACCTGCTCAATCTCATTAGGATCCTGAACAGGGTTGTGTTTTTTTGATTTAATATCTCGCATTTCATGCCTGATCTGGTTACGACTTTTGCCTTTTTTTGAAATATAAGTACCGCCCAGCTCAATAAATGCAGCGCTAAAAGGGATGGATTCGTATTGCATCACGAAATCAAACACATCGCCACCGGTTCCACAGCCGAAACAGTAAAAGGAATCATCGTAGATTTTGCAGGATGCTGACTTTTCCTTGTGAAAAGGGCAACATATAAATCCTGCTCTATTCGGCCTTAGTCCATATCTGGAAAGAATTTCCGACATTTTCACTGACTGTTTGATTTCTTCCTTAGTCATGACAGCAGCTCCACGATCTGCCGCCCGGTTTCTTCTTTTGTACAGAATTTAAATCGGACTCCGTATCTATCTCTGATTGTGCAGAGAGATTTATACAACTGGCAGCCATCAACAGCCTTGTCAGAGATTACAGTCTTTACTTTTTTGCCGTTTATCGTCCTCCAGATAACTTTGTGTTTCCTTGGGTTCTCCCAAAAATACACATCGCCAACTGATTTAATATCTGGTCCATGCTCACATAGGATAATCAGCTGAATACCGGCTTCACGTGCCCTGATAAGTTCTGCCTTGAATCTTTCATGTTGTTGACAGACATTTCCACAAAGCTCTTGTAAATCCTTCTTACGGTCAATACAGAGCTTTGCGTTGTCAAGCGACTGATAATCTCCACAATATAACTTTGATCTGAAATACTGCACTCCAAGGTCATCAAACTGTTTTTGAATCCGTTCCCATTCCTTTTTGTGTTCTCTTGTGTCTGCTTGTATAACCATTAAAAACACATCCTTTTAATTGAACGGAAGGACATCATCTGCCACGCTGTCTGGAATACTCATAAAGTCCGTACCTGACGGATTTGCTCCCATGATAGCTTCTTCTTTCAGATGATCGTCATAGGCTTTTGTGGTACGCTCTTCTGGGATATCTGCATCCTTAATTCCCTCAATACTTCGGAACCATGCAAGCTTGTGACGTTTTACTTCTTTGTTATCGTACCAGTCTTTTTCAAGACGGAAGATTCCACCGATCAGCTTTCCTTTAAACTGCTGCCCGAAGTTATCGCCCCACTTAACGGCAAATCCCGGATTTGATTTTTCTACGCATGTGATAAATGTTTTAAGGTTACGGACACCATAATCTACACCCTCATCAATAACCATGTAATTAGTACCTGCATTCGGATATTTCTTGTCTGGACGGATATCGTTCTCAAACTGTTTCATGAAATAGCCGGCCTGTTCGTCTCCTTCTGCGAAATCAAACAAGATAACGAGCATATCGAGTCCACCCTGTGTTTTTTTCTCTGACATCTGCTTAATTACCATCTTATGACCACCAAGCTTAATTGGTTCAAATTCTCCTGCTGCCTGTGTAGTATCGTAATTATTTGGTTTCTGCATTGTCTGTTCCTCCTAATTCATAATAATCTCTGATAACCTTGTCAACTTCTGCAAGGTCGTTATCAATAGTTAAACTGTCAAACATCCCGATCGGGGACTTACTTACCGCTCCCTGACTGGACTGAGTGACAAATAAGTGCTTTCCACTCTCTTCGATGCATCGAAGAACGATGGTAAACATGCCCTCGATGCAAACTTTTTCGTCCAGAAGCTTACCAATTGTCTTAGGCTTTACTTCCCCGGAGTCATCTTTTTCCTCATGCATCATAAGGTAAACAATTTTATTCTGCGGTACTTTTGTTACAATGAACTGGATAAGATTCCAGAAATAGTCTCCAATATCATTGTACAGAGCGAACACTGCATTGCCTTTTCCGGCAGAAGCGTGTCCCTTCATGAAATGATTCGTAATAAGATATCCTGCATCATCAATCACAATTGACTCCGCTTTTGATGCGATCAGACACTTCATTACCTGTTGGTAATCATCTGTAAACCATCCGTCAATCTTTCCTTTAAACGGAAGCGGTTTATTCAATACTCTAATAAGATTCCAATGTTCATTCTGGCAGTTTCTAAGACTGGTGCTCTTGCCAGAACCAGATTTTCCAATAATTAATACGGGTGTTGCCATTACTATTCCTCCTTGTCATAAACCACATGCTTGCTGCCCTCAACAATCAGCAAACTCGCGATATCCTTCATAGAAATGGTTGATTCGTTATAGATTTCAACCAGTGCGTTGTATGCTTCTGGCGAAACTTTCACGACCGGGTTGTCCTTATCAGTTGCTGGCTGTTTCTTTCTTGCCGGAATACGGATTTCAAATTCACTCACTGATACTTTCCTCCTTATATGATTTCTGAGCCGTTAAAAGCCCATTTAAGGCTTGTACGTAACTTGCCAATGTTCTTGCCTTGTATGATTCTTCAATGGGATTATCCGGGACTGTGGCAAGCTGTATATCAATCAATCTCAGAACCTCATTAATTCTCTCATCCATGTTCACACCACCTTGAAAAAGCAGTACAGGTTATCCGAAGCGTCCCCGGACTTCTCTCCATCAATATCTTCAGCTTTGTGGTACTCCACATGGTCTAGAGACATGTCACAGTTCTCATAGTCCAGAATGTAATCACCTCTGGACTGAAGCTCTCTGAGCAGTTCGTTGATACATCCTGCTATCTCCAGGCTGGGAAGAAGTTTCATAATCGCTATTTGCTTACTCATTTGGACACTTCCCATCTATCAGAAGTTCCAACAAGAAAGCTTTGATTATTCTGAGGCTTTCACGGCTTTCTTTCTCATAAAATGGGTTAAAAGATACGTTTTGGTACAAATCCCACTTAAACACGTCTTTTGGAAGGCAAACATCTTCTTTTCTTTTAAGCCCACATACTCTCATGCCATAAATTGAATAACTGAATTCGATATTTACTGTCGGAACTTCGTTCACAACTCTTTTGCATAATCCATATATTTCATCAATCTCTTTCTCAAACATCTTCTTATCCTCCTTATTTCCTACTGCCAGTCTGTTTTCATCTGGCGCACCGCCCATGCTGCCGAGATACCGAAAAAGATGTTCAGCCAAATAGGTATATCTACATATTTCCCGGCAAGCATACAAACAGCAATTAGCATATACTCTTTCATTTTATTTCATTTCTCCTGCAATCCACGCAAGGTTGCTCGCTACCAGTGCGGCGGCTGTTACAATCCATGCGGTAAACCATCTTTTTGACTTTTTCTTGCTTTCTTCGACAATTTCAGTCGCAAGTGCTACTTCGATATCAGCCCATGTTGGCTGATTTTCGTTTTTAATTTCACTCATATCTAGCTAATTTCTCCTTATTTTTTCTTATTTGTCTTTACAATTAGCAGATAGAGAACTATAATGTATCTATCCACTAAGGCATTTTAGTGGTGCAAAGCTCCGGGGTGGAGGTTTCGGCTCCCTCCGGGGCACTCACTTATTGAGAGCCTCTTTGCCTTTCCAGACATGACCAGTTACTTCATAAACCTTTCTGGGACTTATGATATATGTGATTCGGCCACCGGAAAGGTTTTTTGCTGGCTTGTTATTCTGCACAGCCACACCGATTGGCAACCACCCGTACACAATCCCTGCCCGGATTGCTGTAATAGGAAGCCCGATCAATTGACTTGCATCGGCTACGGTCATACTCTCTGAAGAGAACTCCGGCATCTGCGGAATGCCTGATATGATTCTCGCAACCTCTGCGGCGAACTGATGAATTTCCACATTTTTTTTGATGTAAGTATCAACTTCGCTCATTTCATGCTCCTTTCATATTTGTTTTTATGAATTTTTTTACCTTTGATTTCTTCTTTCTCTTTTGAGTTTTGAATGGAGATTTCTTTCCGGTAAAATGCGTAAAATTATTTGCTCCCATTATTTATCACCTATTGTATTTCCTTTCCCCTCTACCTATAATGCTTTTACAGGCACCGACATGCCGAGTATAACGAAAGGGGAATTATATGGTTGAAACAATCACTCGACTGTATCACTGCCACAAGATTCACAAGCATGTGACTGTTTATGAAGAGTATGAGGTTTCTGGTAACAGTCGCCGCCTACTGCGGTGCTCATGTCCACATCATCAATACACGGAAATGAAGCCGCACTGTGATGGGTATAATGACCATGGTTTTCAATGCGGTTATGCAAAAAATCAATAACCAGGCTTACTAACTCATCCGGTCGCTCACTTGGCGATAGGTAACAGTAAAGCCGTAGGTCACATTTGCAACAGTCTCCACCAGATTCTTTGCAGTGCTGGCTGACGGCTTTATTAAATTGTAATGCGTCCATTTATGCTCCTTTCTACTCAATACACATTTGAGCATTGCAGTCCCTGATGCACATTACTGTATTTGTACATGGATGCCAGTTCTTAACATATTCCATAGCTTCTTCAAATCTCAGCTTAGGGATGTTATTACGGGCATTTACTGCGAAGTAAGTCTTTATATCCCTGTTGCATTCAGCAAATACTTTCTTGCCAATTTCCTTGTAAGCATTTGACTCTTTCCCACCAAGGTGAGCAATTACGACACTTGACACTAAGTCTCTAATAGATTCCTGCTGTGCGTAGTCAATAGTCATGGTATTTTCAAGTCTGTTAAGCCGCTCTTCGTGATCTAAGAATCCTGTCGCAATAACCTGTATCTGTTCAACTGTCGTCAGTGGCTTCTGGTATGAGCCTGTCTTTCTGATTGTCGGAAGAACTTCATCCATAACCCATGATTCGAATTTCTCTGCCGATGGAAGTTTCGACTTCATAATCAAGCGGTACAAATCTCCCTCATTTATGTATGACATTGACTGAATGCCACTAGATGTAGGGGTGTCGCGTTTCACGACTCCCTTGCAATGCCTTGATACGGCATCTCTGGGATTGTTATATCCAAGAGCTTTCGCAACATCTGTTCCAACAAAATACGGTTTCCCGTCAATTTCTATTGTTCGAATTTCTCCGAACTCCCCTGAATTAAAAATCTGTAATTCGTTCATGTTTCTCCTTTCTAATTTGAATTAACTACTTCTTTCTTATCTGATTTTTTCTCCAGATTATTCTCGGAAAAGCTTTCCGTCTTACCGAGAATATATCCTTTGTCAAATTCTGACATATTAGGAATCGCTTCTTTCAGCTTTTCAATGATTCTTTTTTCTTTTTCAGACATATACTCACCTCTTTTCTTGTGATATACTCCCAGTAGATGGGAGGTGATTAAAATAAATCAAATTATTTCAATTTTAAAATCGGCTAAAGGAATCATTACGTTTGAAAATGTTTCTTTTATCCTTGGGTTAATAGGGTCTGCTGGAACTGCTTGGCAATTATTTCAATCACGGCGTAATCTTCATTTAAGCTTGCCTTATTTTGGATATAGCCCAGAAAAACAACTGGCTTTGGCTTATATCCAGTTTGACAATCTCTCAAATTCCGTAATATCAATTACAGATGTATCCATTGTTATTAACGGAATTACATATCCATGCAATAAGTTACCAACTATCGTTGCTTCTTCAGACCGGAAAATCGGTGGAAAAACCGTTTCTTCCGACAGCTTGTACAATATGTCTCTTCCGGTTTGTTTGTCTGGATATGGTGGAAGCAGCGGCTACTTTGCGTTTCAGATTCCATTAGAATCTGTTCCACCTGACTCCACACGCCGGACATTTTTAATTTCGACCAGTCGTGGCTCGTCATTTCGAGTTGAACTGAAACCTGACCGAGAATATTTTCACTGACGGTGCAGTCTAACATTTTTCTTCACCTCCTTTGTTGTACTTTGTACACTCTTAATATAATACTATGTACAACTTTTGTCAAGCACTATTTTTGTACATT